ACGAACAAGATCGCATTGCCCACCACCACGGGTCTTACGTGAGATGAACCCCAAGTCGAGTGTTCCTTCGGTGCAAGCGTATCTGGCAGCAATGGCTGCCCTGGAGTGTTCGCGATCCACTCACCCCCATCCGTGAGAATGATCAGTTCTTTGACCGACAGCAGATGCTGAATAGATTGTCCGGTGCGACCAATGATGGGAAACGAAAGAGCGCCATCTGCCTCAACGAAGTGGCCTATATTGAAGTCAAAAGGCGCAGAAGACTTTGAAGCGTGAACAATCCTAGGATCATTTTCTGTCCCACCCATAATTAAACGCTGCTCGTGAAATTCAGCAGCCTTTGCGTACTCATCAAGTCTGTCAAGGATGGCACGATGAGCCGGAGGAGACTTAATATAATCTACGCTCTGCTGAGCATAATCGGTATACACATAAGATTGGTTTCGTACCGTTATGTTATTATCCGCTCGCGCCAACACTGCTGAAATTTCGGCAAGGAGGCCCCACAGCTCTGAGTCTCTCGTGTCTACTGTTATCTGTGTGGGGTCCGTAGGACTCCCACGACGATACAATCTCCAAGACGCCACGTCCCGATAGAAAATCTCTGGGTCTAAACCACTTGAAACAAGTGTGATGTACACAGACCCGGAGATCCCTGGAGTAGTAGATAAAGGTGATGCAACAGTAAATGGATAAGTCTCACGCGGAAGGCCATCCCCCAGTCCAAGAGATATAATGAGCCCGCTAACTTCTTCAGCAGCTATGTCAGACATATTCCCATCGACAGTGAACTCGATAAAGACATCATTGAAATCAAACTCATTCGGGGTAGTAACACCATAGAAAGCAGGATCCCCCACAGTTATAGTGCCACTCGAAGCATCGCTCCACGTTAAGCTAACTTCTTCAAGAGTATCTCCAACAGCCGACCCCTGTGGTCTTACCATAGTCTCCAAGCTAATAGAAATAAAACTCGGAGCCCCTAGCTCACCCAAAGTCCTACCTGACACATCTCCATTAGCCCAACCCGAATAGAGAGGAAGACTCTCACTACCATCATACCCGACACGAGTAAGCGCATATTGAAGCTCAAAACCACCCACTGAAGCCGATGTGGTTATATCGAGATCCACTAGATTCGGTCGAAGCTGGTTTGACTCGAATGCCACATCAGTCAGCGTCCACTCGTCATGATCAGCTCCACGCGTCAGCTTCTTCGTTGGATAACTCGGATGCGTGAGCACGATCGTATCACCGGTCTGCGAGTACCTGATGAAAGGAAGATCAGCGACGGCGTATGGATGCACAATGCTGTAAGCCTTGGTGATCGAGCCACCAGCACCCGTTGATCGCCCTGAAATACTCGCATCTTGGATCCTGAAAGTATCTAGAGGACCACCGATATAGATGACATCAAACTCTCGCCCATTTAGCTCAGTCATCGCCGAACCGTTAATAATACGAAGATCACCTACCGAGAACCCGTGAAGCCCTGCGATCGTAATATCAATATCAGTGTCGCCACCCGGTGCGACCACATTCGTAATTACATTAGAGCTATAACTGGAATCGAGTATCAACGCAGCATCGAGGTAGAAACGCATGAAGCCATCGTAGAATGAGATGAGATAGCTCTGCGTATCGCTGTACCTGAACGGGATGATCCACTCCGCACCATCGCTAGCCAAGATGGGATGAGTGAAGTCGATGAAACCTGAGCCCGGGCGGCGGCGAATACCACCGAACGGCTGAGGGATCATGTTCAATGAAGACTCTACGCTCTTCCTGAACACCTCCAGGTCAGAGCGTACTGCGACCTCCTTACCAATCTCACCCCCGGTGAAGTTGAGCTTGGAGAACGGTACTGAACCTTCGCTCCTAGCCATCTAGCTCCTCGCAGTGATGTAGTGAGCCTTCAGTGGAGTATCCTGCCCGGCCTCCTGAGCATCGATCGTCATGGCGTTGTAGAACGCCGCCTGAGCCCGCTCGGCGAGCCCCACGGAGATCTGCCCCGGCTTGCCTTCGAGAGGTATGGCCACTCGTGCGGCGAGCATGAGAGCCCAAGCGTCATCGAGCCAGGGAGCGTCGCCCGGCGTGATCAGACGAGTGTATTCCAGATAAGGGTCAAGCTCATCGCAGAACAGCACGGGCTGGTGAGTCGCAGTCGCGATCACGCCACCCGAATCATAGAAGTGGACCCCGCGCTTGAAGGGGACCTCGATGCGCGCGTTGCGACCGAGGCCATGGATCCTACGCGCCACGATCATCGTAGCTGGGATCGCGTAGGCATAGTTCCATTCATCAGGATAGAAAGCCGATGTGGTAGCAGTCTCCGGCCAGGGCACATCACTGCCGTCCACGGCAGGAGCGACCTGTACCAGCTGCTCGGTCTTCTTCAGCGGGTTCCAGTTGTACGCAGCAGAGAGCTGGTTCGTGACCTCGGGACTGATGAGGTCGAGCAGCCGACGCTCTTCTGATCCTGAAGCAGCCAAGCCAACCGACCCAACGTACGAGAGAGCCAGCTGGAAGATCTCCAGCTCTGTAGTAGCCATGTGTTACTCCCATAGGGCGGCGAGCTTTCGCCCGCCGCCCTCAGGTTCTGGATCAGAGATCCCCGAGACCGTCGTCGTCCTCAGAAGGACCCGTGTCAGGAGTAGCAGCAGCCTTCGCTTCGTTCACTTCACGAAACGCTCGCTGCTCCGGTGTCTCCCCGCTGTGGTCCCTATTGCCCTGCCAGGCCCGCTTATCCTTCGGGTCTGTCGGGTCGTTCTCGGGTTCGCTGGCCAGCTCCATGTGAGGCGGCACCTTCCACCCCATGACTTCGAAATAGTCATCAGGGAGATCAATCGTATCTCCCTGCTTCCAGAGCTGCCCCAGCAGAACACACTTCGATCGGAATCGGTATTTCATCAGCCTGTTACCACCCCTCCCACGTTGGTCTGCCGATCACCGTGCCGCTGGATTGACGCGAACACCTTGCCCGCAGAGAAAGCGCCCACGGTACTCGTGATGTAGAGACCCACCGTCCGCTGCAGCGCTTCCGGCCGAAGAGTGAACTTCCGCCCTGCGGTGTAGGTGGCCACGAGTCCAGAGGGACTCGTCGCCACTACTGTGAGAGGTGTATCAGCGTTGTCCGAACGAAGCTCGAAATTGACTGCAGTGGGCCCGGCGAACGTCTCGGTGATGAGGATCTCCACCACCATGGGCTCACCAGGCATTGCATCCGCAGTACCGCCGGGCGATGGCGTAACACCACCGGCATCGCCAAGATCGAGAATGACCCCGCACAGATCGGTACCAGGACCATCAGCTGCAGCCCCCACATCGTACGGGATGAAGGGCTTGCTTGTACCAGCAAGCGTTAGTTCCTTGTCAATGAGCATGATTGCTCTCCTTTCTATCAGGTTACGCCCGTGATGGGGGACTCGGGGACGATCGAGTCCGATCGATGGACAGGAATGCCGAGGAAATCAACGACGGGCTTTCCGGCGAAGTCCTCAGGCCCAAGCATTACCTGCCTGGTGGTTACCGGCGTGGCGTTGTTGCTGGTGTTCAGTGCCAGCTTGTGCATCCACGACTGCATGGTCTTGCTCGCGTACAGGATGGTGTTCCCGTTGTTGAAGTCCTCGATCTGGTAGTACGCATCGATCAGCTTGTCGAAGAAGTCATGCGCGGTTGTGACCCCCGACAGAAGCAGCGAGGGCATGATGTTGCACACCCTGACGCAGTAGCGCCAGTCCCTCAGCACGAACCCAATGTCCCACTTGTAGTGGGTTCGGTAGCCTTGGAACTGACCAGAAGCTCCATCATTGATCGTCTGCTCACCGTGGTCCGTAACGGTCAGACCGGCCTTCCCGCCCTTCGGAAAGGAGAGGAACGCAGTCTGCGGTCCCCAAGTGATGAACCACATGGACTCCGACGTGGTGTCAGCATCTGCTGTCAGCTCCACGGGGATGATGTTCTCGGCGTTCGGTGCCCCGTAGTCGTTGTACCGAGGGGTGATCCCAAGGAACTTCTCCGGGTTCACATCGGTGTTGCCGTTGAGCATGGTGTCTTCCATCGTGATCATCATCGATGAACGGAACGGGTTCTCTTCCGAGAACCTGAAAGCTCCGGGGTCTGCCGCGAGATCGACAATCGACTTGTCAGTCTCTGCGTAGATCTCCAGCATCCCGTAGCCGTCGTCGACCTGCGCCGTGCGCGACTTGCTGCGCCCGACACCATAATTCAGCCGACGCCACTCAGCCTCGGGCAGTCCTGTACGAACCGTGGTTCTGTGATGAGTGGGCCCATTGCCCTCGATCGATACAGCATCCGCTACGATGCTGCTCTGTTGGCTGAGCAGCTCCACGATCATTGCCGTGTTGCCGTCAGGATCCGTTCGCTTCGCCTGATCAAGCAGGGTCAGCATGTCACCAGAAATGGCCATCGTGCTACCTCACTTCATGCCGACTTCTTCGACATGTCGCCATACAACTGATTCCCGCGCGAGGAGTCCGAGGTGTGAACGATCTCCGACTTCGGCTTCGAGCCCTTGCCCTTGCCTTCTTCGAAGGTGTCGTTCGCAGCCGGGATGAGATCGATGATGTAGGAGAAGCCCCTGAAGAACGCAGGCTTGACCTGCGCCAACTTGATGGCTTCAACGAAATCCCTCATACCCTCGATATCGTCCCCATAGGCTCGGTTGATTACCTCACCTATAGCTGCAACGTTCTTCTCGTAGTTCTCGCCGCCGAACTCCTTGTCCGACATGCAGGCCTCAATGTTGTCGTTGTATTCCTGAACCTCTGCGTTCACGAGGTTCCGCAGCTGTTCTTGCTGCCATCCCACTGCGAAGTCGGCGACCTCCTGCAGCCCATCCTGGCTGAGACCGAATCGGTCTCCTACTGCCTTGAGCCGTTCGGCACCTGCATCGTCCAGCACGAAGCCATCAGGCATGGTTGCATCCGCGAAGCCTTCTTCGGGAACCCCTCGCAAGGGGTCCTCCTTTGAGCTGTCGTCGGACTTGTCATCCCCTTCTGCTTCCTTCTTCTCCGACTTGTCGTCGGTAGAATCCTTGGTCTTTTCTTCAGAGCCCTTGTCCTCTGACTTGTCCTCGGTCTTGTCTTCCGAGCCCTTGTCTTCAGTCTTGGTCGTGTCCTCGGCACCCGCTGCCTTCGTCGCAGCGTCACCTATGGTTCCACCGGGACTGTCGCCCTCGCCCTCTTCCGCCATGAATACCCTATGCGTCATCTTGCAACCCTTCCTCTTCCTTGCTCAGTAGCTTGCGCTCTTCCAAGTACAGCAAGAACGCTTGCGGATTGATTTCCGCGATGTCATTCAGAATTGAAGACCCCAGTGCCTTCACTGCTGCGTTGGCCGCGGTCGCATGAGTGTCATACCCACCGTGCGGGCTCCACATCCTCGCATCACCGAGCGGCTCCATCTTGTCCAGCAGCTCCCACAGATACCGACGCAACACAGCATCTTCGAGGATGGCCCGGAGCGAGTCCAACCGACGCGCCTCTCGATAGCCCTTCTGGACCTCACGCTTCTTGATCGCTGCCGGCTTGTCTGTCTGCTGGTGGCTCATTGCGGTGCCTGCGCCCCCACGGCTTCGAGCGAACGCCCGAGCAGGTTGTCGCTATCGATCGGTGCCTGAGATGCTGTCTTCGCGATGTCCGCTGCCTGCTGCATCTGAGCACCACGCTGAGCAGCCTGCTGCTCGAGCTCCTTCTCCTTGAGGATCTTCTCGACATCCTCATCCGAGCGAATGGTCGAGGGCGGCACGCCAGACAGAGACGCGTACTCATCCATGGCCTGCTGGGTGTCGAGCTTGACAGCCGCGTTGATGTCCTGCGTGGCCTCACCAAGACGAGCAGTGAAGTCGACCATGCGATCGATTGCTATAGTGCCAATCATGCGCTGAGCCTGAGCCAGTGAGCTGATGTACTCGACCTTCATCTCGGTGTCGACGAGAGACTCAGGCGGCTCGGGCAGGATGCCAGCACGGAACGCGTACCCGAACACAGCATCGTTGGTTGGGTTGAGCAGCTCCGTTCGCTGCCGTTCAAATACCTGCCCGAGGGTCTGAAGCTTCTCCGAGGAGCGCTCCTCGACCTCCCTCGCTGTCACCTGAGGATGATCAGACTGACTCATGAGCAGGAATAGATCGGAGTACAGATCTTTGCGTACCCTGTCTTCGAGCTGCTGCATGCTCTGCCGCATCTCACCGATACGAGGATCGATCTGGTACACGGGGGCCAGCGCCGGCTGGCCTGGTGTGCCTGGTGACCCGAAGTTGACAGCCCCCGGCAGAGTGCTGAGTGGCTCGCCCTTCATGCCAGGAAGACCCCAAGTCGGAGGCTGCCCGACCAGCTCGGTCTGCAGAGCGATGTCTTCCTCCAGCTTCTGTATGCTCTTGATGGTCGGCAGTGCATCCATTGAGGGCGAGCGGCCATAGGGATCCTCTGCAGTCACATCCCACCTGGGTGCTACCACGGGTTGCTCGTGGTAGCCGTTCGTACGGAGGAACCGCTCGCCCTCATCATTGTCCTGCGGATCCCAATACGCACTGGCCCAATCATGATCGGGGCGACAGTTGCGAAGGTCGATACGGGAGTCCTTGCGAAAGATCATGTGCCGCACGACACGAGTCAGCTCATCGTGTCCACCCTGCTCATACGAGTGAACAATCTTGTCGCTCACTCGCTCGGGACCCTCAACGCCAAAGGTCTCGACCATCTGTGCGTAGGTCATCTCGAACTCGCGAGCGAGTGAGTGGAAGCGACCCTTGCCATCGACCGTGATCATGTACTGGCCAGCGGTCAGCGTCTTACAGTTGATGACGTTGTCGAAGTCGGGCTCGATGATCATGCAGCCAGTGCCGAACAGCGCCTGCTCCTCATAGACCGACTGGATGGAGTTGTAGAAGTTCGACTTCTCGTAGATCTCATACATGATGGTCTCCACCACTTGGAGCCATCTCTTCACTTCCCAGTCGTCTTCGAGCGAGGGGATCGGAGGTACGAGTCTGAACCAACGTCTGCTCGGGGATGTCGTTCCCGTGAACATGTTGGCAGTCAGGGTGCGGTGAGCGATCGTCCCCACCTCGTTGTTGATCTTCGAGTTCTTCTTGCTGCCGTCGTTGCGATCAGACGTGAGCCAGCGACCTAGCCTGGGAAGGATGTACTGGCTCAGCTCACGCCAGTGATCGATCCACGGATCTCGATCCTTCTTCATGTTGTCGAACTGCATGTCGAGCCGCTTCATAGGAGAGCGGACGAACATCCTGCCCATACGCATCTTCATGCTCATACGACGCTGCTCCCTATCGTCTTCCTCTTGTTCGGATTGGGATCAGTGACGCCCTTAGGTGTACTGAACGTCGCAGCGCTGAAGCTGCTCCTCGATCTCGGGTCATCCCGTACGCGACGACGGGCAAACAGCTCCTTGGCATCGAACCTCGCCACGGGAGCGATGAAAGGCTTGGGTGCCTCGGGGATGGGCGGTATGTCAGGCGAGCACACGTTGTCGCTCCTTCCACCTATCCCGATACACGGGATTGGAGAACGTCGGGGTACGATCAGCTGAATGCGCTCGTGGGTTCACGGGAGAGTGGAAGGTGCAGAAGAAGGCATCACCCACGTCTGGTGACTGCAGCCCTCGCTCACGCATCTTGTCCTTCGACTCCAGCTCCATCTGATTTGATGCTGTGTAGCTGTAGGTCGGAGCGGCCAGGTCGTGCACCAGCTCCTGGTCGTACGGGATGCAGCCATCGGTCATGAGGTACTCACGAGCGAGGTCGGCCATCTCCGTACGCTTGTTCTTGTAGCGAGGGTTGGACGCCTTGCCACCGAAGTCCACGGGTATGACGTTGTACTTCAGCTGAGTGACGCGATCGATCACGCCCTCGCCACGACCCGCATCGATGAAGGTGGCATCGGGCTCGAAGTCGATGATCTCCTCGACGACCTTGGACGCGAGGAACATGTTGTCGACGCCCTTGAAGACCTTGGGCGTGAAGGTGACGTTGCCCCACCGACGCACGATCGAGGATCGATCTCCACCGAACCTGGCCACGTCCACGCCAATCATCTTAGGGAGGCCTTCAAGGTGCTTCTCAGTCAGATGCTTCCCACGCCTCGTAGCCTTCATCACCACGTCGATCGGGATCAGCGTGTTGTGGGTAGACGCGTTCCAGTCGCAGAGAAACTCCTGGCGGTACTGCTCTGCGCTCATTGACTCCTGAGCCAGCTTCAGCTCGTCGTCAGTGATCGCATCAGTGTCCGGCGGCAGGAGAGTAGCCGTGTACCAGTTGTCCTTCTGGACAGCCTTGTGGAACAGCTCATGGAATGCGTTGATGCCCTTGGGCGTCCCGATGAAGATGGCCCAGCCCTGATGGTCCGAGAGCGTGGGTCGCAGCACCTCGCCCCACACGAACGGCTTCATGTCCGCATACTCGTCGAGCACGACGCCATCAAAGAAAAGACCCCGCATCGCGTTAGCGTTGTCGGAGCCGTAGAGTCTGAGCTTCGAGCCGTTCGAGAACGAGACCGACAGCTCGGACTCGTTATAGCTGACGCCAGGGATCATGAAGGAAAACTCCTTCACGTAGTCCCATGCGACTTGCTTAGCCTGCTTCAAGTAAGGGGCAACGTACGCATAGCGTCCGTTGCCCCTATTGTTGGAGAGAGCGGCATTGATCAGGACATTGATCATGTCCACGGTCTTGCCGCCACGTCGGTGAACGACGACTACACTGAACCGATACTTCGTTAGATCCCGATTGAGCTTGAGTTGCCAAGCACGAGGGATGAACCCCGTGCGAACATCCTCATAGTCCGTCGAGGTCGTCGTCTGGGACAGCACTGCCGGGCACTCCCTCGATACCGCTGAACACGCGTATCGGTAGGGGGCCCGCGCCCATGTCGACCTCTATGGCCTTTCGCTTCGGATATCTATATTGAGCAAGCTCCTTGTGCAGCGACACTCTCATGTCTATGGGGAGAGCAAAGAACTCGCCCTCTATGAGTTCCTCACCTTTGGTAACGAGTGTGATCATGGCTTCGATCGGATCGTAGTTGTGCCGGCGCATCATCAGCGCGATGGCACGACCCTTCGCTCCTGGTCCCCTGGATCCAATTTTCCCAGGCGAGACGCTCATTTCACCTATTTCCCTTAACACCAAGAGATGTCATGTACTCGCGCTCCCGGCCTCTGGGCTCAAGATCAGAAGTTCTTGCCACTCTCGCTCGTGGTCCCTATTCACCGCGCATTGCCGCTGCGCTAGGCTGGTAGGCCCCCAAGGAAACGGAGCCCTGAGAGCCTCTCTAAGCCGTTCCCCGTGGAGCCCTACCCCGGGCAGGGGAAGCTGATTTCGTCGCGTCCTGGGGCCCTC